TCCTCTTTTCAGATGCAGCGACAGGCTCCATGCCCGCCACAAAGGGTTCATTGGTGAGAGTGCCGCCGATCAAGGCCCACTCCCCGAGCTTTTCGCCCGTCTTCTTTGACCGAGCTCCCTCTGCAGGGACAGCCTCGATGCTAAATCCATCGAACTCGCCAGCGCGAATCCGACGCTTAGCCTCTTCCGTCCAGCGGACAGAGCCCATCAGGCTCATCGTGCCATCGTCGTTGGCGCGAACGTGAACGTCGATGATGCGACCAGCAGCCTTTGTGCTCTCCGCGTCGAGAGCGCCCGACATAGAGGCGTGGTTGTAGCCAACAGGAGCACCCGTCGCGAACCAACCTTCAGACTTGATGAGAGAGTAGCCCCGAGCCATCGACTCGATGTCCGAGGCCGACAGGTTGACTCGACGGTCAGAGGCGCGTCCGTAGTGGCTACCAGAGCGAGCGAGCTCGATGACCTTGTCCACCGACACGTCGTCAAGACGAAGAGCACCGGACCAATCGGACATCTGCATCTCGGCCTCGACCTTGCTGGCTTCCATGCTCCGAGCCTGCTGCATCTCCTCGTCTACCTTGTCGTAGTCGTCCATCTTCTCTTCGCGAGTGCCCTCAAGCATCTTGCGGCCTTCAGCCTGGACTTTGGAGATGATCTCCGGGGAGAGGTTGGCTTTGGGGGCCTGAGCGATGGCGTTCCGAAGGTGCGGAAGGTCGATCTGACCCTTCTCATCACGCACCGGGAAGTAGCGAAGAGACCGAGGGGTCGTGCGACCGTCGTCGTCCTTCTCACCGCCGGGGGCGATGTAGAGGAAAGCAGAGTCGGGCAGGTCGTTGATGTACGCCGTGCTCCACTCAGCCATGTACTCTTTTTTGTCCATCATGGTCCCTAGTGTGCGGAAAAAGCAGCAAGGTCCGCAAGGAAGGCCAGACCAAGGAAACTAGAAGTCGTCGGTGGAGATGCCTCTTCGCTCAAGCCATCGGCTGCGATAGGGCTCCGAAGCCGGGGGAATGTTGTTCGCTTCTCGCAAGTAGCGAACACCCTCTGGGCTGATGGTCTCGCCGCGCTCGTGGGCGATGACCGAGACGACGTAGTCGGGGTATTGACCAATGCCTTCCGGCAGGTCTTTCCTCTTTGGTCGCCCCCCAGCCATTACTCGAATAGTCCGATGACGAGGCAGTTGCACATCGCGTCAGCCACGCACCAGCTTGCTGGGGTCGCGTAGGTCGGAAGCTCAGAGGCCGGGAAGGTCTCGCCGTCCCTTTCCATGCAGGGGTCGCAGCTTTGGGACTCTGCCAGGTTTGAGTAGATGTATCTCTCAACTCCTGCAGACCGCAGCCCCTGTGCCCTACCAAGCCCGTAGGTCAGGTTGGAGGCTTGCTGCGCGAGTCGTTTATCAACTCCAACAGATAGAGCAGCAAGGGCTGCGGCAACAGCAGGCCCCGAGACTGTCGCAGGCGGTACCGCTCCTCCGACTCCAGCAGATTGAACAGCATTGATGGCGACTCTCTGAATTCGCTCTGCGGCCTCTTTCGCTGCCATCGCTGCAGTTGAGAAAATTGCTTCTTCTGGGACAATCTCGTCAATGTACGTCTCTGGTTGTCCAGCCGCTGGCTTGGGTGCTTTGACCGGGTCTGCAAGCTCGAAGGGCAGGGAGGACTGGCGCTCCTCTGCAGTCTTCTGTGCTTCAATCTGTCGAACCAATTTGTTTGACCATGCCACTGCTGGATCTCCTCCCCACAGCGCCCACGCAACCCGACCGGGAGATGGGAAGCCAGGCTCACCGGGACTGAACCCCTTGCCCTTCTTGTCCACCTCGTGTCGAGCCAACCAGGCCCGCATTTTAACGGCTTTATCTCGGCTAATCGGCTCTCCGTTAGCCATCCGACGTGCCCACGAAACTGTCGCGGGGACAAGTCCGTCGCCGCTATGTCCCTGCTTGTGCCACTCCAAACCCTTCTTGAGCTCAGCGCGCACCCCAGCAGGGGGCTTGAAGTTGATGTCAGCCATTCTTCTTCGACTCAGACTTGCGAGGATGGCCGGCAGGAAGAAGGTCGTTGTCGGTAATGTACTTCGAGTCGCCGGGTCTTCCGGTCCTTACGAGCCGAAGGAAGGCATTGACGCGGGCCATCGCCCACTGACCTCGAGTCATTCCCGGTCGGTGAGAGACGCTGAACGCTCCAGCGCCACGTCGATAGACAGCCTTGAGCATCGATAGGGTCACGCGCTTTGACTTCGCGTCACCGTGCTTCTCATTGTGCTCTGCGATCTTGTTCTGCAGAGCCTTCTCTGTGCTCTTCGAGACTTCGATCTTGGCCTTTCCCGAAGCGGTAGCGCTCCCAGGCTGATTCTTCCTAGAGCCGGTTCGTCGCTCATCGGGCTCTGCTGGCTGACTCTGCTCCGCGTCGTCGTTTAGCTTGATCTTGTCGCCCTTCATCTCGGGGACGACCTCCTGCTCTTCGATCTCGACGGTCAGGCTAGGATCCTTCTCTTGCCGTTCGAGCTCGCGCTCCACAGCCTTGATCCCCTTTTCGTAGACCTCACGAAGCTCGTCAATCAGCATCTCTTGGAGGTCATGGACCCTAGGCACCGGGACAGCCATCATCTCGTCCACAGTCTCGAACTCGGTGAGGCTCTCTGTGTACTCTTCGATGATGCTGTTCCGCCACTTGGTGATGGTGTCTGCAATGACCTTATTGGCCTCGTCCTTGACTCCACCGACCTCCGAGTAGCGGACAGACCGCTCGACAGGACGAACCTCTCGACCTCGAGGTCCCTCGATGTACATGTCGGATTCAACGCGGTCATTCAGGGCGACGTGGTTGCAGCTAGAACTGCACTCGTGGAGCATCTCTTCTTCACGTCGAGCCTGCTCTTCTCCACGACTAGAAACAGATGGCTCCGACCCCGAGGGTTGGGGGGCGGGGTCGGAGCTCTCTGCTGGCTCATCACCGGGCTCTACTGGCGCGTTGTGCCCTGGACCTGTCGAGGGATCCACGTCGATGGGCCGAGCTGCGTTGTCCACTCGTTGGGGGAGAGAGAGGACATCGCGAATCTTGGCTTCAATCTGATCGTCCGGGGTAACGACCCCAGCGTCCACTGCAGTCTTGACTGCTTCGACCAACTGTTTCGGATCGCCAACCCGAATCTCGCCAGCCTGAATGTAGGGGTACTCGGTGACGCCCGTGAAGTTCCAGTTCACCAGTCGTTTGATGATGGCGTGAGGACCCTGCGACATCGTCGTTGCGATGCTGTTCGCAGCCTGCTGGAGCGCCATCGTGTAGTGGTCGAGCTGCCCCTGGATGAGCGAGTATGCCCCGGCAGACTCACCCGTGAACAGGAACTGACAGAGGGCCGCACGAGCCATGTCCTGGCCTGCAGCAATCCGGGCGTTCCGAATCGCGTCGGCCTTCATCGGGCACTCGGTCCACTCTAGGGTAAAGCCCTTGGGGAACATGGCGAAGGCGCGGATCCCCGCCCGGAGTTCGCGCAGGATTATGTTAACTTGCTCCACGTCTCCGGGGTTCGCTCCCGGCTCCACGGTGCAGGTCGGGATTCCGTAGGCACTGCGCTCATAGCCGGTGGCCTCGAGCTTCAGGTAAGTCCGACGCTGACGCCACGACGCATAGGCGGGACGCAAGATCCCCATCGGCTCCGGGTTGTCTCCCTCTGGCTGGAATCGGAAGAGCAGGATCTTGTCGGGAGGCAGAGTCGCGCCCTGATAAGTGTTCTTGTTCGCCCTCCCACCTAGCGGTGGGTCCGAGGGGTCTGCGAACTGAGTAAACCCGTAGCGACCGTCCGGGTACTTCTGCCAGTCGTCAATCGTCCACGGCAACCGAGGCGCAAGGTTGTCGATGACGGTCGCACCGAGCTCCTTGTCGTAGCGAGCTACAATCTCGAAGGCCGAGAATCCGCGCCAGGTGAACTGGACAGCCTGCTCGAGGAAGTTTGCCCAGCCTCCTTTCATGTGCTCGAAGAGGCAGTTCTGGACGAACTCCGCGATCTGGACACTCTTAGGGTCATCCGAGGCCGGCTGAACCGACCACTGCACCGAGAGCAGGGGCAGGGTCCAGGCTAGTTTTATTGCCGCCCCTACAGGGTCTTCGCGGACAATTTGGTCTACCACCCCTATGTCGTCGTAGCTTCCACGCCAGTCGTAGGAGTCGAGATTGACGTTGTGATCGAGGTCAATCGTGCCCCCGATAAGCGGAATTCCGACGTATCCCCGGCTCTGACCTAGGCCCCGAGCCTCTGCGAGGATGGTTGGATCGAATGTCTGGGGGTAGACAGTCTGTGGAACGCCGGCCTTTTGGGCTCTCTCCACGTCCTCTTTGGACACCGAGATCGGCCATTCTTGGCTTAGTTCTGCGTATTCTTCTGGTGTCAACTCGCTCACGGGGCCATCCTTACCAGTTATCTGGATGGTCAGCCGGGTCTGACCACGCATGATTACCGATGATGGTTGACATTGGCGGGGGATTCAAGTTTTGAATCTGCGGTGCCTGCATAACACCGTGCCGGTTGATCACATAGTAGCGCAGTGCGTCCATCGCGTGGTCCGTCCGGTTGTCCTTCGCGGGCATCGCATCGTTCTCTTTGTTCTTAGGGTACGAGTAGCCCATCAGCGCCCCGTGAATCCCTACCGAACCGTTGGGATAGCGTGAGGTGCGCGAGTCCTCTGTGAGGTGCTTCGCCACAAACAGCTTCCGCTCTCCCTTGTGATTCTGGAACAAGCCTCGAGTTGCCTCGACACCTGATGGGATGTGCCGGTCAGCCCTCGACGTGGTGAACCGCATCGCACCCGAGAGAACTCCCTCCTTGCGGAAGATGCTCTCATAGACCTGCATAGAGCTCATGTTGGTTTGCGCGTTTCTGTTGGCTCCAGCCGGGTCGCAAAAACAGTCGGTGAGGACGACTCCGTAAGCCTTCAGCATCGTCGCGCACTCGTAAGCGTGAGTGGTCTCCAGGGTGTCGGCCCCGACGACCTCTTCGATGATGACCTCGCCTTCCTGCTCATCGACCATGCGGTCCTGAATGAGTGCGAAGAAGGGACGCCGGCCACCGAAGTCGAGCGCTCCCCAGCTCGCGGCTTCTGGATCTGGCGTCATGTCCACCAGGCTCTCACCGAGTCTGGGCTCGTAGGTGAAGTAGACGACACCCTGGAGGACGACGAACTCTCCTTCGAGGTAGGCGCGCGCCATCCGGTCGGAGAGGTTGAGTGAATCGACGTAGTCTGCAGGCAGGTGAGGGTTGTCCCTCGATGATGCGCGGACGTAGGAGCGCCCCGGAAGGTTCTTCGCAAACTCGTCGTACATCCAGTTCATCGCGGGGACGGATGAGATGGACCTACGGTGGACAGGAGCTCGAGGGTCTCGAATACGAGAGTTGAAGATCCGCCACGCCTCGTGACTACAGAGCCTGGCCTCATCCATCACTCCGAACCCGTAGGTGCCACCCTCGATGGATCCCGGATCGTCCACTGAGCCGAAGAACCAGTCCGTCCCGCCCCTTGATGTCGGGGTCTTTGGCGATCCAATGTCCAGAGTGAGCACTCTGTCCTGTGCATTCCACTCTCTAGCCAGGGGTCCGAGGCAGTCTCGAGCCTTTTCTCGGCCCCTGGGCCACCGACTAGCCCCCGGAAACAGAGAGACGATGGTCGGATAGAGCGTCTTTCTCTGCACTGGGAAGGTCGGTGAGCAGAGAATTCCGGGGATTCCGGGCATGAAACAGGTGTTTCGGAAGGCTTCTGCGATCACCCAGGTGGTCTTCCCTGAGCCCCAGCCGCCCAAATAACCGACAATCGGCTCCTTCTTAGCGTGCGCTTCTAGCTGCTTTTGGAACGGATTGTAGTTGAGGGTGAGCTGCATCAGGCTGATTCGATGTCCGCGAAGGGTCCTGCAGGCAGATTCATCGCAACCTGCATCGGCTCGCCCTGCGAGGTGACATCGACTCGACCG